ATCCGGCTGATCACGAGCTAATAATACTGGCACTGGAACAACTCAGAGACGGCAGCTATTCGCCGGAGAGGAGGGAGCGGTGCCAGGGGTTGATAGAGGAGATTGGCAATGGATAACGGATATATATTTAAAGACTTAATGCTAGGAGATAACCCTATATCCGAGTGCGAGATGGTTCTTGAGTGTAACGATGAGATGTATCGCCTTTACATGTTAAAACTCAATTATTGCGGTGGGTTTAAGGCGATGGCGATAGAGTTCAACTCTTGTGGCTGTGAGGCTCAGAGCCAGTGGGAATCTGACGACCTTGTGGTCGATGAGCTTTTCACAGTAACGGCTTTTTTCGATGGCGTTAGACACCTAGAGTTCAATAGGAATGAAAAGGAAATGGAGGGTTATTTGTATTACCCAAACATAGACGGACTGATAAGCCTTTTAAGCAAAGTTAGAGAAATTGAAAAAGAACTTTGCAGGGAGTGCGATTGAAAACAAGCTTAAATTTTACACCGAACTAACAAGACTGAAAAATCAGGAGAATGGGATGGAGACTGAAAAGCAAATTGAAGCGCTAAAGAAACTGAAAGAGCCGTTTCCGCCGAACCAGATCAGTATGCTGCCCAAGCCTACGCGGGCACAGACTGACGAGGTTAAGCGGGATTTCAAGGCAGGTGCGCGCTGCGATCTTTGCGGCCAGTGGCACCACCCGAAAGTACAACACCTGTCCTACGTTGGCCACGCGGCCCTGACCAGCCGATTGCTTGAGGTTGACCCGATGTGGAACTGGGAGCCTTTGGCGTTCGATGAAACCGGATTGCCAGCTATCGACAGGGACGGCGGGCTATGGATCAAAATGACCGTCGCGGGTATGACCCGTATAGGGTACGGTGACGCTCCAGGCAAGTTAGGTGGTGATGCCATGAAGGAGCGCATCGGTGACGCTCTAAGAAACGCCGGAATACGTTTTGGCTGTGCGCTTGACCTATGGCATAAGGGTGATCTTTACGCCCATGAGAACGGCGAGAGCCACGAAGAACCGGAAGACAAGCCGGAGCCTGCAAAGGAGAGGATTAGCGATGACCGGCTGGCAAAAGCCATTGATCGGATCAATGCCGGAGAATACACCGTTGAAAAGCTATTTGCTAAATTCGACCTGACCGATGAGCAGCAGGACAAGGTTGGCGATGAAGTCAATAATCTGGCGGGAGATGAGAAGTGATCCGATGTAGCTCAATCTCAAAGATCATGACCAAGCCTCAGAAAAAGTCTGACGAGTGGTCTAAGACGGCAGAATCGGCCATGCTTGAGGCTGCCAGGGAAAGACTGTTCAATGTCCGCCGTGACCTGGATGATGTGAAGTGCATTCAGAAGGGCGTGATGTGCGAAGATGACGGCATAAAGCTATACAATGACGTTTTCTTGTATGACCTGAAGAAAGTGGAATCCACGGGGCGCCGAAGTAACGGAATCATTACCGGCGAGCCTGACCTGATTGCGCTTGGATCTCAGAAGGGCGTAGACATTAAGGTTGCATGGTCGCTCCTGACTTTTCCGCTAACCGAAGATCAGGCCGGTAAAACCGCATACGAATGGCAAGCACGAGGCTATATGTGCCTGTTTGACTTACCAGAATGGGAGATTGCCTATTGCGCGATTGACACACCTGAAGAACTTGTAAAGCCTTGGGACAATCCAGACCACCATTACATCGACCCAGCGATACCCATGCACCACCGAATCACGGTAGCCAAGTACACGCGGGACATGGAGATTGAAAAGGAAATGCTGGAGAAGTGCCAGAAGGCAAACGAGTGGATAGACGAGGCCGTAAAGGCACTCGCTAACAATCATGATCAATACCTGAAGTGAGGAAATAGAAAATGGCAGCTACAAAGATTCGAGACTTGGCAGTGAAGGTGTCGGAATATACAGACAATCAAGGTCAAACCAAAGGCCGATACGAAAACGTCGGCAGCATGATGAAGGGCGAAGACGGCGGGATTTTCCTGATCTTCAAGCGCACTTTCAACCCGGCAGGCGTTCCAAACCCAGAAGGCCGTGACAGCCTTATGATTAGCTGTTTCGAGTTGCGTGACCAGCAGCAGGGCGGGCAGCAACAACCGCAACAGCAGCAGCGACAGGCTCCGCAGCAGCAGACTGGAGGCGGATCACAAGATCCAAATGGCGACATTCCGTTCGCTAAGCCTGAATGTCTGCTGGCGTAAAGTCACTAGGCGAACGATTGCGACCCTGCCTTAAAGGCGGGGTTTCTTTCGACCAACTGGACACCCACGCACAAGAGGCCACGATGATACTCGTGCACTTCCGCGCATCCGAAATCCTAGACCTCCCAACCAACGCCACCATGTCCCGCGCATTAGATGAGCTACCACCCACCATCCGGGAGTTGGTGCGGGTTGAGTGTAGGCGGTTATATCAAATGCGTGGCTTATGACTATACGGTATTTCACAGGGGTTTGGTGCGTTGATATATTGGAAGCATAGAGAGACGCAAAACAAACAAGGGGAAGCAAAATGTACGACACTATCGAGAACGCCATGAAGACCAAACTTCCAGCCAAGATCCTGAGCGTAGAAAACTACGAACACAAGGGCGCTCAACGTCAAAGCATCAAGGCGAAGAAAGCTAAAGGCAAGCGGGTATACACCGTAATCCTTTACGAAAACGGCATGTATAGCGAGGCGGTCTAATGGCCCCGCTTCTCAGGGTGGTGCTCAGGACTAACGAGTACCGCCTGACCGGAAAGGTTGATCAAGTAGAAGTTTTTATCTGCGACCAATGGTTCCGTCGAGATATTAACAGCGACAGAGATGTAGATATGGCAATTCGACTAGCTAAAGATAGCGGCCTAAAAGTGGAGGATTACAGGAAATGACAAGATGTATAATTCACACGCTTGAATCAACTATAGTTTCAGAATCTTGTCCAGATTGCGTTATGGAAAACTTGAAGGTCAGGATTCACGCTTATGACAAGGCTCTACAGGAGATTGGATCTGCTTCCAGATTCTCAATAGATGGTCGTGACTATTGCCAGCCTTCTTACACCGCGATGCAATGCTCAGAGATTGCAAGGCTTGCATTATCAAAAGACCCGGAAGAGTTTTTAAGATTAATGCAGAATCCGCCACACTAACCACCCGCCAGGGCGGCATCAGTTAATTTATGGAGGGAGTTATGGGGGCTTTGAGTGATCGAATAAACAACCTTGGCACGCAAGATCGCCACAAAGAGCCGTGGTCAAACACCGAGACGGCATGGCTGGCTGGTTTTGATACGGGGCTTTATGAGGCTGAACAATTGGCCGAAGAGGCGGATGAGTTGATGGAAGAGATGGCGAAGGCTTTGCAGAGGTTTATGGGGGTTGATGCATCAGAAGCGATTGACGCCGACCATGCTTACACAGAGTATTTGAAGTGGAGGGGGTGCAATAATGGGAACGCCAAGTGATCGTAGAAAATACTGGAGAGATCGCATTATTATACGAGACAACCATTTATTCTGGAGGCACAGGCCAGAATCACATTTTCCAACGCCGCACGGGTTTAGAGCATTTAACAGCAGGTGGGGCGGAAAGAAAGTTAGAGAAAACGCAAAGAACGGATATAAGTTTTTCTGGTGTGATGGAAGCATGAACTACAGCCACAGGGTTGTATGGGAATACTTTAACGGCCAAATTCCTTCCGGGCTACACATTGACCACGTAGACCATGATAGGACCAACAATAAAATAGAAAATTTACGATGCGTTAGTCAGGCGGAAAACGCACGAAATGCAAGCGCTGGAGTAAAGAAGAAAAATAAATTGTTCGGTGTTTTTGTTGCTCCATCTGGGAATTGGGTCGCAAGAATAACAGTGATGTCACGACCGAAGCATTTAGGAACGTTTGTTGATTTTTTCGAAGCAGCTTGCGCCAGGAAGTCTGCCGAGCTTTACTATGAATATCATTTAAATCATGGGAAGGAGCGCACAAAATGACTGAACTTAAAAGGCGCATCAGAAGATCACAGAAAGCAATAAAATCCTATCCACAATGGGTGCGAAAAAGCATGTTATTTCATGGTGGTGGAATTTTTAGAGATAATTCGGAGCGCACAAAATGACCGAATACACTAGAGAGAATATGCCGGATGATTTGCGGTGGTTGGCAATCCACTGCGGCGATATGTGCGGAGCAAAATATATCAGCCGTGAACAAGACGGCTTTATGCGAACATCCAAGCCTTTTAATTCTGGCGACAGCTACACGGCAGAACAACACGCAGCCGCCCGCCAAACCCTCGACCTGGACGTATCAACCTCATGGGACGAAGCCCAAAAGCTAACGGAAAGCGAGTATTACGAGACGACTGAGGAAGAAGACCGCGCCTGGGCTGAGAAGTACGGCAAACCGGACATGGAACCGGACATGGTTAACCACCCGCCACACTACACCCAAGGCGGTATAGAGTGCATAGAGGCCATTAGAGCAGCGCTGACGCCGGAAGAGTTCCGAGGGTACTGCAAGGGTGCGGCTCTTAAATATATCTGGCGAGAGAGGCACAAGGGCGGAGATGAGTCCATGCGGAAGGCGGTTTGGTATATCAATAAGGAGCTGGCAGAATGAACCAAAAACAAGCAGACAAAATCGGACACCTGAAGCGCGAAAACAAAGCCCTTTTCAGCGAAGTCAATCGCCTCAAAGACCTAAACGCCCGCCTGGTTCGCCAGTGTGCGGAGCTACAGGCCGACAACGCAGAGATGAAGCGGGCGCACCGTGGGGCGTTTGAGGTTTTGCGGGCTACTGAGATGAGGAGAGTGGTGTGATGTCAGATATACTGAGTGCAGAAAAAATAAACCGATTAGGCCGTCCGATTTTTGACAGACT